AGATGTCGATCAATGGTAAAAATAAAAATAAGGAAAGAAATATGGAATATCTAGGGCTAGAAATACAACCAGAAAGAGATAATTTATTTGATTCATTAGGAATCAAGCGTCTTAAAGAATCGTATATGAAAGATGACGAGGATTCCCCTCAACAAAGGTTTGCCTTTGTTTCTAAAGCGTTTGGAACAAATTTAGAACACGCTCAACGATTATACGACTATTCTTCTAAACATTGGTTATCGTTTGCTACCCCTATCCTTTCTTATGGTAAATCTAAAAGTGGTCTTCCAATTTCATGTTTCCTTTCCAGCATGGAAGACTCTGCTTCTGGATTAATTGATACTTTATCAGAAGTAAATACACTTTCAATGCTTGGTGGTGGAGTTGGTATTGGTGTTCACATCAGGTCTGCAGACGATAAATCTGTCGGAGTTATGCCTCATTTGAAGATTTATGATGCTTCTTGTCTTGCTTACCGCCAAGGAAAAACCCGTAGAGGTTCATATGCAGCGTATTTGAGGATTGACCACCCTGATGTGATGATGTTCCTTGAAATGAGGAAACCCACAGGAGATCAAAACGTTAAATGTTTGAATCTTCATCATGGAATTATGCTCACTGACAAGTTTATGAACATCATTGAGCAATGTATGATTGATCCTGATTTTGATGATTCTTGGGAACTTTATGATCAACACAATCCAGGAAAGATTAGAGAAGTTGTATCTGCAAGAGAACTTTGGCAAAAGATTCTTGAATTGAGAATGCAAACTGGCGAACCTTATATTCTATTCCTTGATACTGCTAATGAACAAATGCCAGAGTTTCAAAAGAATCTTGGTCTAGAAATTAAACAAAGCAATATTTGTTCAGAAATCATTCTTCCTGTAAATGAGGAAAGAACTGCTGTTTGTTGTTTATCTTCTATGAATTTAAGATATTATGATGAATATAAAGATAATTATCAGTTTTTCAGAGATGTTGCGGAAATGTTGGATAATGTACTAACAACTTTTATTGATAATGCTCCAGAAGCAATTTCAAGAGCAAAATATTCAGCAATGAGAGAAAGAGCAATTGGTATTGGAACGCTAGGATTTCATACTTATCTGCAACAAAATAGTATTCCTTTTGAATGTGCTATGGCAAAATCCAGGAATATGCAGATATTTAAGAATATTAGAACTCATTTAGATCAAGCTAATAAAGAATTAGGGTTTGAAAGAGGAAATTGTCCGGATTTTGAAGAAGGGGTTATTGGAGAAAAACTATATTATCAAAGGTTTAGTCATTTAATGGCGATTGCTCCTACTGCTTCTACTTCTATTATTATGGGTAACATTTCCCCTTCTATTGAACCTATTAGAGCAAATGCTTATCGTCAAGATACTATGTCCGGTTCTCATTTGAACAAGAATCACGTACTCGACGAGTTAATTAAAGAAAAGATAAAGGGTAACTCCAAACTAGACTACGATTCTATTTGGTTGGATATTATTTCTAATGACGGTTCTATACAACATATGGATATGTTTACTGATGAAGAAAAAGAAGTATTCAAAACTGCGATGGAAATTGATCAACGTTGGGTAGTGGATTTTGCTGCGGATAGACAAAAGTTTATTGACCAAACTCAGTCGTTGAACTTATTTTTCAGACCAGACGCGCATATTAAATACCTTCATGCGGTTCATTTTAAAGCTTGGAAAGAAAAATTACCAACGTTATATTATTGCCGTTCTGATAGCTTAAAGAAATCTGATAAAGTCTCTAAACAAATTGAAAGAAATATTATTGAAGAAATCAACCTTCAGGATATTATTTCTGGTGAAGAATGTTTGGCTTGTAGTTCATAAAAATGAATTATTTAAAAATATATGACAAATTATGTTTTGTTGGCAAGTTGGAAAGAACTTGTGTAGAAGTTTTTGAGACACATCACATAGTACCAAGATGTTTAGGTGGAACTGATTCTTCGGAAAATTTTAAAAGAGGAATAACTAAAAAGAATATGATTAAAAACATAAGGTAAAATAATATGGTAAAAAGGAAATTGAAATTAACAGATACTAGAACAACATTCAAACCGTTTACTCATCCAGAATTTTATGAGTATTGGTTAAATCACGAACGTATGCATTGGATTCACACTGAAGTAGAATTAGTTCAAGACATTAAAGACTGGCAAAATAATGTAACAGAAAAAGAAAAGAGTTTTTTAACTAATATTTTTAGGTTTTTTACTCAATCCGATATTGATGTTGCTGGAGGGTATGTAAAAAATTATTTACCTATTCTTCAACAACCAGAACTTAGGATGATGTTGTTAAGTTTTGCTGCTAGGGAAGCAGTTCATATTGCCGCCTATTCTCATTTAATTGAAACTCTAGGGATGCCGGAATCCACATATACAGAATTTTTAAAGTATGATGCTATGAAAAATAAGCATGATTATATTGAATCTTTTGTTGGTTTAGATACTAAACGTATTGCTCAACAAATTGCTTTATTTTCTGCATTTACTGAAGGTATGCAATTATTCAGTTCTTTTGTAATGCTTTTGAATTTCCCAAGAAGGGGTAAAATGAAAGGAATGGGTCAGATTATTTCTTGGTCTATCCTTGACGAACAACTTCATTGTGAAGCAATGATAAAAGTATTTCGTATTTTTATCGAAGAAAATCGGGACATTTGGAACGACGAACTTAAATCAGAATTATACTCAATAGCTGAAAAAATGGTAGAGTTAGAAGACGCTTTCATTGATATTTGTTATGATATGGGTGAATGCGAAGGGTTGAATATTGAAGATTTAAAGAAATACATCCGATATATTTGTGATCGTAGACTTATTTCTATGGGGCTGAAAGGTGTTTTTAAAGTTAAAAAGAACCCGCTTCCTTGGGTAGACGAAATGATTTCTGCTCCACAGCACACAAATTTCTTTGAAAATAGAGCTACTGCCTACGCAAAGGGTGCTTTAAGCGGTGGTTGGAAAGACGTATGGGCTTGAGTAAAATGTATATAAATAATTTCATTTTTAAAAGGAATTATTTGTATGAAAAAAGTTATTTCAACCCTATGCGACAATTGTGATTCGGATTTTTCTTTATCTTTTAATGAAAATTTAGTAAAAGATCATGAAGAAGTATTTTGCCCCTTTTGTGGCGAAATAATAGAAACGATAGAAGAAGACATCCCGGAAGAAGAAGATTATATTTCTCAAGAAGAAATGTGGGATTAATCCCATGTCTTGGTTGTATGATAAAGAACCTTTCGAAGATCCCCAGGACTACTGGGGATTTGTTTATATAATAACCAATATTTCTAATAATAAAAAATATATTGGAAAAAAACAATTTTACTTTAAAAAATACAAAACAGTTAAAGGAAAGCGAAAAGGTTATCTAGCAGAATCTGATTGGAAATGTTATTTCGGTTCTTCAGAAACTTTAAAAGAAGAAGTTTCTGGTTGTGGAGAAGACAATTTTAAAAGAGAAATATTGAAATTGTGTAAATCTAAATCTGAATGTACTTACTGGGAAACCAAATACCAATTCGAGTTCGATGTTCTTTTGAAACCAGAAGAATATTACAATGAATGGATCATGGCAAGAGTGAGAAGATCACACTTAATTAAAAAATAGTTTACTTTTTGAGCAAAATATTATATGATGAAACCTAAAGAAGTTATAAAGAAAATTTTTGAAGAAGACCCAGATGGGATAACCTTCCTTCCAACACAAAATTTTGACTTGACAATGTCAGGGTTTAATTATCAAAAGAAATCAAAATACGAAATAAGTAATGCTGGGCATCATTTATATCATATAATGATATATAAAAGCGACAAATATGGAAACATATATCATCCAGATAATTTTGTTGCGGTTTTAACTGATCCATATGTTTATGTCAGTCATTTGGTTCAGTGTGGATTTTTTGGCTTGGTTGTAAAGAAAACTAAATCTTCAACCAGATTTGTTAATGATGTTTATAAAAAAGTGATGAAATCTTTAAATGAAAAAGGATAAACCCAGAATTAGTGTAAATGTAGAATCCCTGTTTATTGGTGATGAACCTACTTGGGGCGATAAAAACGAAATCTCTGTCCCTAGAGCATTATCTTGGTACGCCAATCAAAAGGATTGGAAAGACTCCAAGAAATATGCTATAGATTATGCAAAATCTGAGAAATTCGCAAAATCTGATTTGGAAAAATTGTCTTCTTCTTCTGAAGATTTGTTCAAAAATTTGGGTTTTGTCTGTAGGATGAAATCTAGAGGAGCAGATTTAGATAAAGACGTTTGGATCAAAGAAAGGTTTGCTGAAATTTTAAATTTTGACGTAAATTCTGTTATAATTTCCTCTATTGCTGCTCAAACAGTTAATAAACCTGTAAAGGTTGAAAAGTCTATCCAAGATAGAGTTTGGGGACAAGCTACAATTTATATTAATGAAATTGAAGGTCGTGTGGACGAATTTATCAAAACTCGTTCTTCTAAATTTAAATGTTACGATTGGTTGGTGAGTAATTCGGTTAAACCAACATATATGAAACAAATCCAAGACCATTATACTCCTTTGTTGGAGGAATTGAGTTTGGCAGTATCCAAATCCGACGATCAGTTGGTAGAATCTTATTCTCACTGGAGCAAAAAAGAATTAAATTCTTTTATTTCTTTTATTTCTGGTATTATAACTGACTGCGAAAATTATACAGGAAACACCAAAACTGTACGGAAAACCAGAAAAAAGAAAGTAGTTCCGGCAGATAAAAAGGTTTCTAAACTGCAATATAAGAAAGAAGACACAGAATATAAAATCGCTTCCGTTGATCCTGCACAAATTATTGGTGCTAAACAATTATGGGTGTTTAATGTCAAGTACAAAAAGTTGGGAGTTTATAATTCTGTGGATGATTCTGGATTTGGGGTTAGAGGGTCCACTTTGGAAGGGTTTGATGCTAATACTTCAATCTGTAAAACCTTGAGGAAACCTTTAGATTTTCTTCCTATTGTTACTAAGGGTAAGAAAGTAGAACTAAGGAAATTAATGGCAACCATTAACAGTAAAGAATCAGAACTAACTGGAAGGTTGAATTCCGATACCGTTCTATTGAAAGTTGTTTCGTAACTTTACTTTTTCTCTAAGTAGAGTTAGAATATATTTTTAAAAGTAGGTGAACTTAAATGATTTTAATAGACACAAATCAAGTTTTTATCTCTGGACTTTTGTCCCAAATTTCTTCTAATAAGTTTAAACAATTAGAAGAAGATCTAATTAGACATA